AAACGACCTTGTTTGAAAGTTTTCTTAACAGTATCTGTCCAAAGAGTCATTATATATAGAGAGGAGAGTTAATTATTTCGCAAAAGATAAATTAAAAAACTATATTATATATGTTTTTTTCTAAACGTGCTAATGATAAAGAAGATAATGGGATTATTTATTTTGGTTATTTTTTATTAGTATTGGTTGTATTGATGATAATCTTGTAATTATCCAAAGAATTTGGTGATAGTTTGCATATTTGTTTGTTTATGTGCGATTTTCGTCAAGAATTTATCAAATAAGAGGGTTTTGATTTTGGTAGAACAGTATTTTTCCCTCTTCTTCATTAAAACTTCCATATCGGAATATTCGGAAGATAATTTCAGCATGTCTTTTCGATAGGTTTTAATCGCGGCTGTTTTTTTCTGATGTTCCCAAATATATTCCAATGCTAGACCAAATAATTGCTGTAATGGTTTCATTAATTGATTGGTGATGTAATGGGTATAATCAATAGGTAATTTGTTATCAAGAATGAATTCGGTGGTTTCCATTTTCTCACCCATCAACGCTTTTTTGTCTTTATTCACAATAAATACAAACTTCATACGATCGCCCGGTTTTGGTCGATTTCCTGGATCACGTTTTCCGATTCGCTCGGCTAATACCCAATGACCAATTTGTGTGGGATTTTTATAATCGCTTCGCAATGCCTTTGTAATGGTGAGTTTTTCCATAGGAACAGTTCCTTCGATAAGATTGTCGAGTGATTTATAGAGGAAATCGATAGCGTTTTGGATATTATTATCCGAATTCATCAATATATTCAAAATCCCCCCATATGTGTCTTTTAAATAATCACAAGAATCGCGTCTTTTTAGAGACAATCCCATATATTTCAAATTGCCTTTCGTCGGGTCTTCTTCGTATAACATTCCGACATAACGTTTTTTCGAGAGTAGAATAAAGGGCATTAGTGTTTTCTCATATTCCAAACATTGGGGTGCTTTCAAGAATTGGGTGCATAGATTGGCGGCTTCCTGTGCGAGTTCGATTGTAAGTTCCAAAGCCTTTTGTCCACGAATTTTCCGTCCATTTAAATCCTCAAGATTAAAGGTGAAGAATACTGAATCAGTATCTCCGTATACATATTCGGCTTTTGTCCTGACCTTTCCGTCATTTTTCGTATCACAAACACGATCACCGTATATTTCTTCGACCATTCGTTTTGCGTAGATAATCATCATACGACCAGTCGCAGTGGTAGATGCTGCTACATCTTGTTCATAAAAGGTGGATGTTCTAGCACCACACTGTCCATAAAGCGAATTAGCAGTGACCTTATAACCGAGTTGTCGCTTGTCTAAAATATTCTGCATAAATGGGTCAGGTTCAGTTTTGATTTTTTTGCGTGTTGCTTTTCTAGCGGCCAATAGTTCTTCTAGAATAGCGGGCATAATAGACTTTTGTTCATCAGGAAGTTGTGCCCAACGACAAATTTTGCTACCGACTTTGACTTTTTCCCAAACACCTGATGTGCCTGTTTTAGTTCGATATGTATAGGTATCAAATTCGATGTCGATGTATTGATATCCGGGTAAATTATCATAAATATAATTGCCTGCCTTGTCTCGTTCCCCTTCATCGAGTCCGGGCATATGATTGCCGTCTAGGTCATATGTTTTGGTCCATACTTTACTATCGTGAGAATAGTTCTGACTAATCATGGAAGACGGATATAGAGATGCGTAATCTACACAGGCAACAGGATTATCCATATACATTGAACATTTGGGAGGCAATACAATTGCGCCTTCATAACCATCACGTGATTTGGTTTTTTCCAAATCGGGCATAAGTGTGTTTTTCTCACGGCATTTTTTTGCTACAAAACTGGTTAATTTAATACCCTGTCCACGGAATACGAGGAATGAGATAGGAACACTACAAATACTGGCCATCTCAACATAACCGGTTAAAACATCGGTTTTAATCATAAGGTGATGAACGAGGTTACAATCTTGAATACAGTATTTCGCGACAATCGCACGGTCTTCGTCTGAACCATTTGAAAGTCTGAAAATATCCTGTGGAGTTACATCATCTTTTGCGACACACCATTTTATTTTTTTGTCGATTTGGTCGGTTAATTCGTGTCCTTTTATTATGATTACATTGAATTTTGCCTTGTCGTCCAATGATTTCCCATATTCAATGTTTAATACTTTGAACTTCTGTCCATTTTTGTAATAATCTGAAGTGAAACCATTTAATTCAATATGAATAAAATCATTTGCGTGTAGACCAGACAGATTATTACTATACAGTTCGGTGATTTCCCCGTATTTTTCGTGAACCGTATGTTTAATATGTTTCACACTATCACTGATATACTGACCGGCTACGTCATCTAATTTATATGAAGTCAAATTAAATTCGCGTCTAAAATAGGTATACATATCAATCTGTAATCGACCAATGGTTTTATAGAATCGCAGATCGTATTCTCCTGTAGCCAAAACGATTTTGGTGTTCTCGATTTCGAGTTCATCATTACGTTCATTAGCACAGACTTCATCTTGTATTCGAGACAATTGTAAGAATTCTTGAACACACTCGGTTTCTTGACTGCGACGAAACATAAACTCATAATCAAACCCAAATATATTGTAACCAATAATTACATCGGGGTCTTCTTTTTGAATGAGGTCTCGCCATTTCAAGAGAAGTTGGCGTTCAGTCGGTTCGACTTCGATGACGGCACCGGCGACAGGTTCACACCCGCCCAATACGACACAGTGGTTAAGATAGGGTTCTTTTTCGCCATATCGTAGAAATGTCGAACCGATAAAAGTCACTTTATCACCCTCTAGATTAGGAAAGAGCCGCAATTTATGTCCAGCTGGATATGGATAGTCGTCGGGTTGTAAAATATTGTTTAGTATTTTGATTTTATCTTCACGTTCATAGTGCGTATTTAACAAAATGTGAACCACGGTTTGTTTCTTATCGGTTTTTTTCAATACATTTGACCGATGTTTCATTTTGTTCCAGACAGGGACAGTTTCAACCTCATTATTCGTATTTTCGTCGAACGTATCGGATGATACGGTATTTTCAGTGTCTTTTATCATCTCAAATGCGGATTCAATATCCAACCCCGATGCTTTCTTTCCGGCCATCATCTCGTCTATTCCGGTTTTAACAAGTGTCTCAGTAGAAGCCAATACGAATTCTTTTGTAGGCATTTTCTTGGGATAGACGAGATCGACATCTTCGAAATTATCCATCGCAAAGGCGGTTAATATACACCTCTTTAACAATTGATTTCCCTTATTCACATCTATTTTTTGACCGGTTTTCTGTATACGTGTAAGGACGTCTATAATATTAGTAGCAAGACGTTTGTAAGTTTTGATGGGTAGAGGAAAATCACCATGACTACTACTGGCTTCAATATCAAAACTACATATTTTATACGGTACAATGGTTTCCTTATTGGGCAATGGTTTGATGTGGGCTATTTTACAAATATATTCATATTTACACGTGGTGTTTTTTACTGAGGGCGTTCTAGATTTCTCGGTCATAATAAATACCCAACCGGAAGGGCTAACCCTATTGATATGGAAATATCGTAGAAGTGGAGGAATTGTGCTTTCGTATAGTTCTAATTTGATTTTATTGAATATGAAATTTTTGGGACGTCTATAATCACGTTCATCTTCTCTATCTTCTTCTTTGATGTATTCATACCATAAGGATTTGACTTTGTTTAATGTGACGGTAGTATTGAATGTTATTTTAACAAATTGGTGTGTGTTTCCGCCACTAAATCCATATAGTTGATATCTATCAATAAGTTCGACGGATACAATATTCGGAGCGTGATACTTACCAATACGTTGAGATATATGTTGCTTTAGTTCTAGTGCGTCTTTCTTTGTCCAATTGTCTCCGACTTTGATAAAGAAGAATGGTTGGTAATTATCAAGATAGATACACGCCGTTTCGCCTTTCTCGTTGATACCGAACATCTGAATGATAAAGTTTTCGGTATCATTGCTACCACTATCTTCGCTGTCTTCATCGGATGCGATATCACCTTTTTTATTGTATATATGGAAATCGATCAAACGAAACGATTTTCCCTGGATAACCCGTTTTATTTTCGGCATTATTATGTTTACGATTTTGGTTTTATTATGTTTCTTTACAAATGATTCATTAGATTCATTCAATTTTGTTTAGAAAAATGTGGTCCCAATATATAATGAATATCATCTTTATTATAATAACTGTGATATTGTTTATTTTAACGCAACCAGGTTTATTTATAACAATTCCAACAAAACATATGATATATTTCGTGCTATTACATGGATTATTATTTACTGCGAGTTACGTATATATAAAGACATATTTTACGGAAAAAAGAACGTTAGAAGGATTTGATGATAAAGAAAAGGAGTTTTTAGAAGAAGAATCAAAGAAAATAGATAAATTATTTAGTAAGTATACTGTTAAGGAAATGCAGAACAAGACGGAAGAAGAGGTTCAAAAGATGGTTGATGAAGAGATGGCTCATCTTTCACCTGAACAACAGGCTAGATTAAAAGAATATAAAATATATAAACTTGAAAAAAATGAAAAAAATGAAAAAAATGAAATGGATGATGATAAAAATGAACTGGCTAATAAATTAGACTATATATTTAACAATTCATCTGTGGAACAGATACAATATTTCGATTCACTTTCAGAGGAGAGACAGACGGCTTTTGAACGCATTGTTGATAATATGACGACAGAAAAAATAGATAAGTATTTAAAATTGGATATCGCAAAATTAGAGAAGTCTGTCCAAGAAGTTGTCGAAATATCAAAATAAATACATTATAAAGAAAAATATATAAATGTCTAAATCGAGTAATATTATTAATGAGTGATACATATCAAACTCGAATCCCGATACATCTAGATATAATAAAAAAACTCGATGGTTTTATAGCAAATCGACGAATACCACATATTTTGTTTCATGGTTCTTCTGGTACAGGAAAAAAAACCCTTGTATATGATTTCGTGAATAAGATATACGACGGAGACAAATCGAAAATAAGAACAAATGTGATGTATGTGAATTGTGCTCATGGAAAAGGGATAAAATTTATCCGAGACGAATTAAAATTTTTTGCGAAAACCAATATACAAGGGACAAAAGGGATTCAATTTAAAACGATTGTTCTATTTAATGCGGATAGTCTAACAATAGATGCTCAATCCGCGATGAGACGTTGTATCGAGTCATTTAGTCATAACACGCGTTTTTTCATTGTAGTAGAGAATAAACACAAAATGTTGAATCCAATTTTGTCGAGATTTTGCGAAATCTACATTTCCGATAATGTGGACGAAGACGGTAAATTACAAAACCTCCATCAGTATCATTTAGAACAAATCTATGGGAAAGACGAAGAAAAAATCAAGTGGTTTAATGATACGATGGGAAACAGTTTTGATAAAACAGAAATAGAGTGGTTGAAAATGGCGAATATATTGTATGAAAATGGATATTCCGGAATAGATTTTATAGAATGGTTAAAACAGAGTGATTTAATATCTAACGCGGATACATTTGAGATCGTGATGTATTTTCACAAGATTAAGTCCGAGTATAGAAACGAGAAATTATTATTATTCACAATCTTTCTTTTCCTAAAAAAAATTTTTAGTTCGTTATAAATACAATAATGTTTTAGAGATAATATGTAAATGGACGATTTTGTGATTTCCAATCTTCATGAATCTCGTAATGAATGGTGTAGTCGTTTGGTTAGTATAATGACGCCTTTGGTTGAAGAGGGGTTACGTTCTATTTTTGATGAAGCATGGAAAATATGTGTTGATTCAGATGAGATGAACAAATATTTAATGACGTTTCAGAATTTGATTTCTAGAATTCCCAAATGGAATGAGGTAATTATTGAAGAGGAACGTAAACGTATTATTGAACGTTCTGGATGTAATTATTTAGAGGATTTGATAACGTGTGTTCATATAATACAATTAAAGGTGCTTACTTGTATTCGTGTAGGTAATAAACAGAAAAAAATCGATATTGCTATTCCTAAACTAGATCCATTTATTCATCGTATTTACATTCAAACTGCTAGAAAAGTGTATCAAAATGTCTATTTATTTGAGAAGAATATCGCCCCTATGTCGGTTCAAAAGAACGCGCGTGAATTGGAAATGATTATTCAAGAGGCGATTATGAATACTATACGTGAGAGTGTGCCTACCGAAGCCATTATCCGTGCCTATATGGATGAAAGCGAAGAACAAGAAGAAGAGGTTACGATTGAGGCGATTGAAGAGCCCGAGATATCAGCAAAAGAGGAGGAAAAAGAAAAAGAAAAGGAAGAAGAAGACGCAGAACCTATAACAATGACCCCCGCAATTAAAAATTTAGATGATGAAACCGTCATTACAAAACTAACATTTAATGACTTGGACAGTGCTATGACTACAGACAATAAAGAAGAGATTATTAAAGCACCGAAAACATTGGAACGCTTGGAAGACATTAGTGTTTCGCGTTCACTTGAACGCAAAATGATAGAGGATGAAGAAGATGACGAAGATGATGATCGTATTCAAATCCATACAGATACAATGGATTTGACTGGATTTGACGTGTTAGATGAACCCGATAAAAATGATATTGAAAGTGCGAATATTGTATTAGAAGCAGAGGAATTATATTAAACATCAGAAATATATATTTATGAAATTTAACATAAATATAAATTGATACGTATATATTATAATATACAATGGACGAACCGACATTCAAAAAAAGACCACCAATCAACATACAACCAAATAGACAACGCAGTATGCAAAATATATTATTTAATTGTAGTGAATGTTTTACATCGATTATGAAACAAGAATGTGTCGTCCTATGTTTTTGTAATAAATGTAAATCAATATTATGTGCGAATTGTTTTGATGACTCAGGTAAATGTGGGAATTGTTGTGGTAAACTTTCTAGATTTGAGAAGAAGGATACAATAGAGTTACCTGAAACGTTAAATGATTTTATACCGATTAAACAATCAAAACGAAATTGGTGGTGTTGTTAAGCGATAGACTCAAATAGTTCTTTTTCGTATATTCCACTTAATATAATCGGAATTTTTTGGTGTATATTTTTAGGAAAAGGTATATCTAAAATACTGATACTACCATTTGACGAAAACCCCCCTCCAATATGAAATATATGTGCGAACGGATATCCTTCATATAACAATCGAATTTTTCCGGATGTGTCTTTTTTATTTGCTGGATAGGCGAAAACGCCACCTTTGATAATGGTTCTGTGTCCATCTGCGGCCATACACCCCACCCAACGACAAGAATATTTATCATCAATACATTTATCTACTAATTTCGCATATCG